CCCATGCGGTGCTTTACACTGACACGGGCAGAGAGGCCGGGCAACATTGCGAAGGAGAAAGGTTCGCTGGGATCGTTTTTGCCGACAGCTTCGCGCAGGCGGCCCAGGGCTACGTTCTTGCCCTTGGACATATCCAGCGTACCATTAGCATCCAAATCCAGCATAAGTCCCTGCTTGCAGATGACCTCATCGCGGCCCAGCTCGGCTTTGACCTGCGTATCTTCGATAGACCAGAAGATGTCCAAGGCAACACCAGAGGATGTGCCGTCTTTCGATTGCCACTGGCGGGGGGCGATTTTGGAGATAATGGCCATGTATTCACCAACGGGTACAGGGATCACCTTGGTATCGTTAGCACCAGAGACTGTGGAGTCGAGAAAAGAATTAGCATCAAAAGTCATGATAGAGTTCCTGTAAGGTTAAGGTTAAGGTTAAGGTTAAGGCTGAGAAAAACCCCTCTCGATGGTGCGTGAGAGGGTGAGGCTAGTCTTGCACCCCTAACGGCAGGGTGCAAGAGGAATTGCTACAGTTACGCACATTGGCTACAGTACACCTCCTCGAGATTTCCACTTCCCTATGATAAGCCGGAAGTCCTGTGGTTGTCCCTGAGCGATGGGGAGATTGCGTGACTTGACATCAGCGATTGCACTCCCCGTATCCCAGGAAAATTTCGTACCTTCACGGACTGTAAGGACGACGTCAGAGAACATTGCAGGGAGTTTGGGCGCAAGGGCTTTGCCAAGCGTGCTGATCATAATTTTCACCCCGCCCAGCACCGCGTCAGTTTCCCTCTCCACATGCGCAATGAGCACAAAGTGACAGCGGCAGTTGTCTGTCCACATACGCACGATTTTCTCCACCTGGTCTTGTGCGATGCCCCAGTCTGATTGATTCTTGACCGGCTTGCCTCCGACGACAAGTGACATTGCCGCACGGGCCAGTCCGGCCATACCATCCACTACCAGGGCACGGGAAGGTTCCCAGGTATCAACACATCCAAATTTTTCCCCTGTACGGTCATCGGGAAAGTTATTCAGCGCCGCACACAGAAGGAGGAATTGATTGTGCTTACTGCGATTTGGGTCAGACATTTTAGCAAGGGAATCCAGTGCCATTGTGTTGATCTTTGTCGCGTTGTCCAAAAGTTCACTGAAACTTGCTTTTGGCGCTGCCAATTGGTGCCAGTGAAGATTCGGGGGGATTTCCTTTCCACGGTCAGTGAAGTAGCCGAGTAAGGATTCCAGCCCGGACTCCAAGCCCAGATAGAATACCTCAACTCCTGCCTCTACCAGGGAGCCGATGGAGTAGGTTTTGCCAGTACCTGCCGGCCCCATCAGGAGCACATTGACGCCGGAAAGGGCGCTGGAGGCGGTGGGGGCAGCAGGTGGGGTTGTTGGTACTGCAACTGGTTCAGTCATAATTTCTTCCTCTGTTGTAAATAGTTAAGATATTTATGGTATCTGTGGGTTCTGTATTCCTGCCAACCTACCAGCAGTGCGGCCACAGCCCATAAGACACCAACTGCAGCCCACGAAAGCAGCGCAGATCCCAGACAAATTCCGATAGTAATCATGGCCACAATCCTCCCTGTTGCGAATAGCCAAAATGCTCAGCGGGATAGCACCTGCACGGCTTCTACTATAGCCCAGATGAACAACGCAAGTCTCAAGCAAATAATTACAGTAGTCATGGTAGTGCTTCCCTTTCGTAGTGCTGTGGGCCTGCCAGCAGGATATTCTCCGCGTAACTCAGATGGTGCTCAAACTCCCATCGCACCAACTCCTCAGGGAACAGCTCTGAAAACTCTGCATCCCACAGCAACATCAAGGAACCGGGGACTGCCCAAGGGTGCTTTGTATGCTTTCGACAGGGAGTTTCGATGCACCGGAAAGTTCCTGCCATTGAGCCTCCCCCTTCTATCGGGCACCTGGCCCACACTTCGGCACAAATTGGGCAGAAGTACGCATAGGAACGTGGAGCTGCGTATTCTTCATGCATATGGATACCACCGCGTTGGCAACTGCCGAAGTAGTGGTTCTCCACAAAGAAATGCTGAGTGTAGGGGAGTGGGGATGGGAGCACAGCCATCTTAACCCCCAAGCATTCCAGAGAGTTCCTCGGAGAGACTCGCAGCCTGTTCCGGGGAAACCCCTCCTGGAAGCTCTGGTGCTGGTGCTTCGTCTACCTCACGCGCATGCCCCCAGCTTTCTTCATACTCTTTCACACTGAGTTCTCGGCGCGCCAATGGATCCCAGACTCGCTGCTCGAAGTTCACAGGGAGCCAATCATCTGGCTGCGAACTCTTACAGACAGCCACAAAGGGGCAGCCACCATACTCCATGCACCCTGCATCGAGAGAGAAGTCCCAGTAGCCTTCCTTCCAGCACTGGATCATCCGCTTCACATCCCGAAGCACCTGCTGTTCCCATCGCTCTATCTCATACTTGCTGCGATACGTGGGAACTTCCATTGTGTCGTACTTGGTTTTCAGGATGCTTACCCCGCGAACGATGCTCCCTTTTGCCTGAATCCCATGCCTTGCCGCAGCCCACTGATACCCGGTGAACTGTGACCGCATCTCCCACTGCCGTGCAAAGGTAGCCCCAAGGCTGGAAGTGGTTTTTTCGTCATAGATGAAGATTCCATCCATGCGCTCAGCGATCTGGTCACTTCGGCCAGTGTAAAGGATAGGGTCGCCTGTGACTGGATGCGCAATGTCGAGCGGTTCGGCGAAGCTGAACTCAATGCCTTTGTGGCCATTGGCGAAGGTGACTGGTTCCGCCCCATCTGCGCCAAGGGGGTACATGGAGAAGTAATATTCCAGCGCTCCACACATGCGCTCCAGGGATTTGGGGGAATCTGGAGGACAGGGGAAGTCGCCGTAGTGCGCAATAAGGGCTGCAAGGCCGATGCCTTCGGCGTCCTCTGCGCTTCGTCCTTCTATGAAAAACGCCCTGCGAGCGGCTTCGATTCCAGATGCAAAGGCCCCGCCAGCGATAAGATGCACGGAAGGAAAGCGGGATTTCCAGTGCTGCACATATTGCCGAAAGGCTTTTTGTGGACAGCTGCGGAAAGCCGACAGGATGGTGCTGTCCAGAGTGTGCGGAAACATGGGGCGGGTGCTGGCGCTTGCGCTGGTCATAGCAGTTCTCCTAGTAGTGCTTCACTGTCAATTGGCTTTGCCTTTGCCCTGGCCACAGCCTTCCCGTCTCTTGCTGCGCTGCTTCGCATGCTGCCCGCAATACGCTCCTGACGGATAGCTGCGATAGCCTCTCGCATTTCCTCAATTGTGATTGTGCCGTCAGCGGCTTTCTGCCGCCATTCCTGGAGTTTGGAGGGGATGATTTCAGTCATTGGAAGCACCTGCACGGCGGATGAAGAGGGAGACCGCCCAGCTCAGGAAGCGAGCGCCAATGGGAAGGTCACTGTATTCACCTTCGGCCCTGCGCGGGGGAATCCCAGGCAGCACATCGAGGACTACGTGAAAGTTGTCCAATTCTGTCTTGGACTCTAGCCAGAGTTTACAGTAATTGTCCTTAGTGCTGTCGGAGATACGAAGTTTGGTTTCTAGTTCAGTTCTGGCTGCTTTGGCTTCCGCGAGCTCCTGTTTCAGTGCCAGGATCTGAGCTGAAAGTGCTGGTGCTTTTGCCATGATTTGAGTCTCCAGTTATGAAAGTAAGGGGATTATTTGCGCGGAGTACGATGAAGTAATCCGCACAAATAATCCTATAGTGCGCTTCCTCAGCGTACAACATAAAGCAATGATTACTTGGATTAAAACTCCTGCTGGTAAATAATCCCTGAGGCCGTTTTCCCGACTACCATAGTCCGGTCTTGCAGCCAGTCCATTACCTCATCCTCTGTAATGTCGGTTCCAGATGCCGAGGGGATTCCAAAGGCGACAGCAATTGCTTCTGGGGTTTCCTCCGCAAACTCCCAGCAAAGGCCAATGACGTCTAGTTCCATTTCAATACCTGTATCTTCCTCTTGTTCTCTCAGAAAGTCAAACAAAACTTCTAGCCCTTCCCAACTGAAATGATTGCTCCGCCCAGCGTTTAGGAAGGCTTGCCGAAAGCCAAAGAGTGTTACGGTCATTTTCATGATTTTCTCCTGATTATGCTGCATGTTAATCGCATCGCTCGAACCTGATGCACGTTCCATTCTCACTGATATTTACTATGTACCTAGGCGCAGTCTCCCCCGGTGGAACTTCATCAAAATAAGGTGAGATGGCCAGGTATTCTAGCGCAAGACGGGAATACACCTGTTCACACTGAAGCACAATACATCGCCCCATAATCGCTCTAGCTGTTCTCGGGGATGCTTCGATAAGCTCCAGGTCTAGCCTAAATCTACCAATTCGTCTGTCCATTCAGTTCTCCTTGTATAACTCCAGCTTTAGTCTTCCTGAGGGGAGTCAGGGAACTCCATCCAGTGAGTGGGCGTCAAATAATAATCCAGGGGGAAGTCTGCCAAGGTCCAGTGATTACGATGGTTATCCCACCACGCAGGATATACCCACGGATATCCAACTTTGCCCACCAGAACCCTGCGATCTTTTGGGGCAGTTTCTATAGGCTGCCATTTGCTGCTCTTTGGGGTGTTTGCCATTTCATTCCCCTTACGCCAGCAACAGCTTCGTTGTCGGTCTTGAACACGCCACATACAGGCACTGAAATGCCTCCCTACGATTCCGGTTTTTCAGGATATCCTGATAATCCACCCAAACTGTTTCATACGTACTCCCCTGCGCTCGATGCACCGTCAGCGCGTATGCGTACTTCACCGCATGGAAGAGTTCCTGGTGCTTCCAAAAAGCCTGCCAGAGCTTGGGGGAAGTACGGGCATTTGCTGCCTTCTTCTCTGCATCCTCATTGAATTGCTGCTGACTACTTGGATGCAGCACAAGCAAGCGGATGACTTTGTTCTCCTCACTCCTGCAGGTGAGTTCCTGCGCCGTATAGCCTGGGTACAAGGGATGCTTACAGGTCGCCACCCCTTCCACTATTGCCTCTTCGTCAGTAGCAAGAAGCGGCATATCCCCGGCCATACAGGGAGCTGTGGCCACGATCCTATCCCCAGGCAGGTACAACCCAGGAACTGCGGCGGCCCCGAAAATCCCGCTGCGAATGAGGTTGTTGTATTCCCCTACCTGAACATTCCTCCATGCAAGCACCTTGTTGCTGGTTCCATCAGCAAACTCCCCGGCCATTGCTGCCTCATACATGGCTTTCTTGAACGCAGCGCGGGAAAGTTTCCAAACCCCAGAATCCTCGCTGTGGTCACTTTCAAGTATGATTGAAGGAAATGGCTGCTCCGCGGCTTCCCTGACCTTCGTGGCGAGCGCCAGGATCTGATTGTCATGCCGCATGACAGTGGAGAGGGAAGCGCCTGCAGTTACCTCTGTCCAGACACGGGAGGAGGCTTCTCCTACTGGCGGCAACTGTGCCTTATCCCCCAGGAATACAACTTTGACCTCATGCTGTTCAGCTTTCGCCAGCAACAGGTCGAACAGCTGTGTTCCCACCATACTCCCCTCATCCAGAAACACTGCATCATATTCTGCGAAGTCTTCTGTGCTGTGCCCTCCGACAAGTTTCTTCAGCTCCCCACTCTTGTCAATGCGGAGTCCCAACAGGGAGTAGATAGTGCAGGCGTCCCCTGTAACTCCTCGCAGCACCTTTGCTGCTTTGTTTGTTGGGGCAGTGTAGGCGAACTTACTATGGCTGCCTGCGCACCTTGCTGCCACTTCCCTCATGCAGAAGGTCTTGCCCGTGCCTGCGAAGCCTGCCAGGGCGAAGAACAGTGAAGGGGGATTGGGGTCAGAGAGGAAGTCCATGAGGGCTGTTACTGCGACCTGCTGCTCCGCAGTGAGGGCAATAGGCGTGGTTTGACTTACTGGCGACATTTTGATTTCCTTGGAAATTGGGGGGGGGGTTAGTCTGCAGCTTTGTCTGCTGTGGCAGTCCGAAAGTGCTCACGCACAAGACTGGTGAAGAACTCCTGCAACGTACCGAAGGGGATTCTGCCCTCTAGGTCACTATACAAGTGCAGCTTTACTTTTGCGGCTAAGTCCTCAGGTAGCCCTACGTTAAAATAGACTGTCCTGAGAGTGTTTTTTGGTCTTGCCATGTCTGCTACTCCTTCGTGGTTTTGGCCCGGCGGGCTGCCGTCGCCTCTTTAACTACTTCATGTAACACTCTATCCATATCTTCCAGTATCACCTCCAGTGCTGTTAGCTGTGTTCCTACGTGTTCCTCTGGAAAAAACCTTAGATGTCCCTTGATAGTGCCTAGGCTTCTCAGGGCAAAATTTAACATCCTTGCTTCGTGTTGTGCATCAGTCATTTCAGAATCTCCCAGTTAGTCCAATTGAATAGTTCCTGCCCACAATCCCAGCTTCCACCCCGATGGTCAAATACTGCCAGACTTTCCTTTGCCGTTCCGGCAGCATGGAACTCACAGCAATGTGAGCTGCGGCTGTCAACAAGAAATACCTGTTGACTTGTCCAGTGGTGGGATGCTCAGGCATGGCAGGATTTAACTCCTGCCAGTGCTGGGGTTCCTGGGCAATTTGGCGTGTTTGCGTCCAATCGGCGCAGTGTACTGTAAGGTAGGCAATTTCCAGTGCATCAAGCCCCACGATAGCAGCTCGCGCAAAGGTCTGTCAGGTGTTCATTCTCCTTCACTTCCTCTGTCAAGCCTGCCTGCATTGGGGCTTCTGATGCCCGTACCCAGCGCATTGCCGTGGAGGTTCGGTGTTCCTGGCGCTGGAAACGCCCCACAAAATGACTGTGCTTCGTCCCACAGGTCGTGCAGCGCTGCACGTCAAACATCATCACAGTGGCCCTAGGCAACCACAGCCTGCCGATTTCCCAATTCGCCACGAATCTCTGCAGCATCGCTGCTTCTTCTGCATTCGCCAGGCCGGTTTTCAGCGCCTTCTTGGCGGCCTTGGCCTTCTGTGCCGCCGCCACTTCCTGTAGGGACTCCTGGAGAAGAGCGTCCAGGGAGAACTCGCCGTCCTCTGCCTCTAAGCCCCTGAACATTGCTTCCTCCAGTTCGGCTGCCTCTTTCTCCAGATCCTCCAGAGCCTCTGCCTCTAGGGCCCTGAATTGATCTTCTGCTTCCTGGTATTCTCCTGCGTTGAACTGTTCCATGACTGAGCCTCTTTTGGTTAATGGTCAGTAGGGGAAATCCCTACTAACGATTAAAGGATAGCATAACTTGCGCGAGATTGCAAGCCAGTTTCTGTGTGTTTTTGTAAGTAATTGGTACGAATTACTCTGTTGTAATCCACACAAGTTACCCCGCCATTCCCTGAACTCCGGGCAATAAAAAGCCCACGTCTGAGGTGGGCTAGTGATTGCGATTCCGTAAGCCTGCGGAGGCTCAATTACGCAGACTTACGGAACTTGGGGGCAACCATCCCCTGACGCTTTGAATCTTTACATCAGCTCTTCCAGCAGTGCATTGGTATTCACAACTGACTTGGCTTTGCCGAGCTTCTCCGCTTCCAGCTTGGCAACGATAGGGGCAATGGCGGCATTTTGGCGCAAGGCGACTTTCTCCGCCTGCGTCTTGTTGGCCAGGAACGCTTTGATCTGTTCCATCGGCTTGCCAGAATGCTGGTGCAATGCACGGGCCAGGGTACTGGTGCCAGCCATACCATTGGATTCACGGGCTTTTGCCCATTCGCCAGTGTTCATGCGCTCCATCAGGGCATCCACGGCCATTACTGCATCTTCTACGTCAGCCAGGCCCGCGATTTCATCGCCGAACTTCTGCTCGGCGCCGTGGCCAGCGAAGCGTGTCAGCAGTTTTTCAGGGATTTTGAATGTGCGGGTTTCGCCATTTACGAAGTCCATGCGGATGCTGGGATAGCCGGCGTCATCAAGGATGGTTTCTTTCAGCATCCGGCGCTTGCCGCTGAACTCGACCTTGCGGCCATCATCCATCTGGACGAGGAAGTAAGAGGTTGCTGTCTTGCCGGATTCGGGGGTTTTGGCTTCAGGTTGCGTTTCTTTCGTCATGACTGTATTCCTTTTTCTATTGCTAGTGGATTATCTGGGTTCCACCGCTACACCCTGCTGCATGCTAGGGCTTGCGCCGCTAGGGAAATTCCACTCTATAGGAAGTCTTCCAGCGGCGCAAGGGGGATTTGCGAGAACTGCTAGGAATTTTTTGCCCGAAGTTCACTCAGTTTTTGCAGCATCGCAGCCCGTGCTTCTGGGCTAACGGGGGCTGGTGGCTCCAACTCTTGGACTGGGCCGATGGCTTCCAGTGCTTTGGTGATCGCATGGGCATCCCAGGTGCCTTCCTTTGGGACTAGCTGAAGCGTTGTGCCGTCCTGGTGCAGAGCGATAGAGTCTGCGATTGCTGCCAAGTCCTCGAATCCGCTGGTTTTGCGCAATGCTCGGAAGTAGCTGTAGAGCCTGTGCTTCATGGCGGCAACTTCTGACGTGGACTGAAGCTGGATATCCAGTGTTCCGCCTAACTTGTGAAAGATTTTCAGCAAGTTGGCATATGCAGATGGATAGCGCAGGGGGTCAGGGTTGGAATGGGAAGAACGCTCGGATGCTGGGGTTGAGGTTGGAGTTGTCATTGCAGTAGTCCTTTCTGGTGGGTTAGTGCATCGGTTTAGCTGGCAATGGCATCCAGTGGGTAATGCCAGAGGTGTTGGCAAAGCCCTGGATGATAGTGCCAGTGTTGAGGTGGAGCAGGAGGGTGCAGCCAGCTGGAGGAGGGCAGTCCTGCACAGCCCGCCACTGGTGCGCCTCCAGCTGGCTTCGGAGGCTTGCATTTTCCTGCTGCAGTTCCCCATAAGAGGCGTAAGGCGTGGGAGTAAGGGCAGACATCGTGGGTTAAATCTCCCTCAGCCTGTTCTCACGCTCGATAATCTGCGTGATTATGCGGTCTTGGGCGGGTTCAGTAAGACCCCAAGAAACCGGGGATCCCCACTGTCCGAAGATTTTTAGTCTGAGGCCACTGACTGGATCTTCACGGGAGGGGAAGAAGTCGTAGCTGACCTCCGCCTGGACGTCCTCCCCCAGGTCTCCAAGTTGCAGGTATGTGATCATTTTTATCTCCTTTTCGGTTGCTGGTTGGTGCGAGTGAAGCGGGAAATTCCGCGAGAAAGGCCATAGTGGCACGGGTGAGGCCAGCGTGCAAGGGGTGCGTGGAAGAGCTGAAGGGGAGCGAGAGCGCGAGAGCTGGCTGGAGCGGAGCGACCTTCCCCCAAGTAACAGCAGCAGCGGCCCCTTGTAGCATCTGCTGGGGAGAGCGAAGGAAAGGGGGCAGCGGAGGCCTGCGCGGGAGGTCGCTACGCTCCAGCGGGGCCGAATGGGGCCGGGCTGAGGTGCGGAGGGGGGGGGGGCTGAGGAGGGGCTGAGGATGGGTTTCTTCCCCCGGTTACGCCGGCGTAATCCGCGCAAATAACCCTGGAATCCCCCTTTTTCTCCTGATCTATTGACTATAACAATTCCCTACTTTATACTCTGATTCATCAGCCGGAGGGGGTGGGAGTCAACAGCTACAGCTGCAACAGTTAATAGTAACAGCTAACAGCTAATAGGGGGGGGGGGCCTAGCCTCGCGCGAGCGGACTGTGTGGAGTCGCCCTCACGCGGTTGCGCCTGGGCAACTAGCAGTAACAGTCAGCAGTCAGCAGTCAGCAGCTAGTAGTAACAGTTAATAGGGGGGTTTCTCGCGCGGAGTACAAGGCCGTAACACACGCGAGAAACCCCCCTTTTTACTACTGACTGCCTACCTCAGTCCCTGCCGCGCGAGCGGACTGTCACGCAAAAGCTGCTGCAGCCGGTCACCGGAGGCCCCAGTATCGCGCACGCGAACCTCAGACAGTCCGCTAACGCGGGGGCAGTGGCACGGGTGCATTGGCGTGAGCCTTGGCGCGCTCCAGTTCCTGCTCCCGCGCGTACAAGCAGCTGTGGCAAGAGCAGCTGGAGTCGTCAGCAGCAAGAGGCACAGGGGCAGAGAGGGGAGTGGGCGCGGGAGCCGTGAGCCGCTGCACTCGCCCCCCTGCGAACACCTCTTCCCAGACGTGGGGGAGTTGAAGAGCTGAGGGGGTGCTGTCGGCAGGTGGGATTGGCATGATTGGTTCCTTTCAGTTAGTAGTAACAGTTGGGGGGGGGGCGAAGAGCTGCCGCAAAGCCCTTTCACTTTGCCCAGCTCACCTTCGCCCCGTCTAGTACCCAGCGGGGATGTTGTGGATCCCTGCGCAGGTAGGCCACAGCTTCCAGCCACTTCCTGGCGAGATATGGGGAGGACGGGAAAAGCTGGGCCGCCCGAAGGGCTAGGGGGCTGGGAGAGGGGGCACAGGGTGACTCAACCTTGGAATCAATAAGAAAAAGAGACACAGGGGCAGCGCCTGGGCTCTCCACAGTAGAAAGATCAAGAGGGGAGAAGTCTGAGAGTAGGAATTGCATGGGCATGGTTTCCAGGATGGTAATGGTTAGGATGGCACGGGGGGTGATATCCGCTCGCATTACAACGTTGTAACCCGCGCAAATATCACCCCGTGCACGCCATCAACACTATCGCCATCCCATCCGGTATGCAATGGCACATTGGCCAGTTCTGTCTAAGTGATGTCATTGCCTTGTGGTGCAGTGGCGTAAGCATCCATGCGTGACGTTTAGGCGCGGAAATTGGTGAAAGCGGCGAAAAGGGGTGAGATGGAAGGGGCGAAAACGGCTTAAAAGGGGCCTAGAATGCGCCGGAATAGGCCGGGATAGCCTAGGGTAGCCAAGAGGCCCGGCGATGCACGCAAGGGGCCTTTTAAGCCGTTTTAGGGGGATGGGGATTTCCGGCCATTTCTTGCCGGTATTACTTCGGAGTAATCCGCGCAAAGGCGTGCTCAGGACGAAAAAAAGGCCCCATGAAGGGGCCTAAGGGGCTGGTGAGCAGGCTAGTGGCTAGAGCAATTCATCCAACAATGCCGCGCCGTCAATGCCTTGTTGTGCCAGGCGCTCGGCTTGCAATTCCGCGATTATTGCTGCTACCTTCGGATTGGTGCGCAATGCCGCCTTTTCGGCTTTGGTTTTGTTCTCGAGCGCCGCCGCCATAACCGCCGGGGTCTTCCCGGACATCTTGCAAAGCGCCCGAAGCAGCAGGCTATTGCCCCCGTCGCCTTCGCCGGATGCGCGGCCTTTGTTCCATGCCGGGCTGGCCGGATCGGTTATGCGATCGTAGATTTCCTTGACGGCCTGGAACTTGTCCTCAAGAGTAGCGCTTCTTCCCGTTTCCGGGTTCCGCGCAATGGCCGCGCCATCAACAAGCTTTTGCTTGAGGCCGTGCATCATTGCGGCCTGCTTTATTTCATCCGTCAAGGTTGATGCATCCAGGGTGAGCACCCGCCCATCGCTAAATGTAAGCGTTAGCGTATCGCCAAATATGTCGGCGGTAATGGCCGGAATGCGGGCAGTTGTGGTTGTGGTAGTAGTCATGATAAGCCTCTTTAGGTAATTGAGGAACATTCCTCGCTATGCACTCGCACCTGGGCATGAGTGCATAACGTGGCTTGCTCAGGCTACTTCGATTAGCAAAAACTCCCCTAAATCCCAGACCTTGCATGGCCGGGGGGCTGTGCAAATGAAGGTTGCGGCCTCTTTGATTGATACAAAGGTATAAAGTGTCATAATTGAGCCTCTTTGTTGTTCTCGCCGGGCCTTATTGCCCGGCAAGTCTATCCGCTTCTGATTGCAAGGCCGAAGCCACAATGCTCATAAGATAGCTTCGGATGAGGGGGTTAGCTAAGACTATTGCTTGTTCACTTGCCGGTAATTGTTCGAAGTCCTCGCTGCCGCTAGAGTCATCAAGCAAGGCCCAGAATAGCATCCACGTTGCGTTAATCATTAGAGGGGTTAATTTCATGATGGGGTGATCTCCAGGTTGTTCTCGCCGGGCCCTATTGCCCAGTGAGGCATTCCGCTTCGGCTTGTAAGGCATCGCCTACAATTTCCGCTAAACGGTTCCGTACTATTTGGCTAGTCATGATATGTGCCTGTTCCGCCGGGGGCAGCTGCCGGAATTTGTCGCCACTCCCGGCATCCTCAAGCATGGCCATCAATAGCGCCCATGTAGCGTTAGCCATTGCGGGGGTTATTACCATGTGCTTCTCCTTGGTTGTTCTCGCCAGGCCGGATTGCCTAGCGAGTGAGGCCATCATCTCACACTCTGAGCAGGATTGCAATAGGTTTTTGTATATTGGCGTGAGAAATATTTGTGCATGGGGGCGTGTTGTCAGGCATGGTTGTTGCTACGCGCGCGCGTGGGTGTGCATTAGAATGGGTGGAGGGGATGGAGGCCAGGACGAAGGGGGAGGCCCGGAGGGGGATGGGGGGAGGGGGGCACCAGGTCGAAGTGGCCAGGCCGAAGGGGGGGGGGGGAGGGGAAAGCTGTTTGTTGCTGCACGTATGCAATGCACCTTCAGAAATTTTTTATAAATTTTTCACCTCCCTCTTCAGGCCCCTTCGCATGACAGTCGCAGGGAAGCTGGGAGCGCGGAGAAAAGGCGGTAGGCTGAGGGGGGGGGTAGGAGTTTCTTGTGGGGATTACAACAGCGTAATTCGGGCGAATAATTTTTTTCAAAATTGCTTTAGCCCGTTCAATCACTGACTCCCCGTGACAGTCTCCCCTCACCTTCCTCCCCTGCACCCTTGCGCATCCCCGCGCCTTGCGGATACCCTCACGCTGTAGTCCCAATGAAGGAGACATAGCATGGCAGCCTCACCCCAGAAACTGCAGAAGTTGAAGTACACCCATGAAGGGATGATAGACCTGATCCTGCAAGATCCGACAGTCACCGCCACGGAGCTGGCCAAGCTGTTCGGGTTTTCCACCTTCTGGGTTCAGCGAGTGATTGCAAGTGACAGCTTCCAGGCTAAGCTCGCAGAGCGCAGAAGGGGTGTGATTGACCCCGTGGTCGCTGCGACAGTCAACGAGCGCCTCATGTCAGTCACCCTTCACGCACTGGCCGTGCTGGAGGAGAAGTTGGACACAGAAGCTAGTGCCGAGGTGGCCTTAGAAGCGCTGGGGATAGTCGGGAAGACGCTGGCGCAATTGCAAGGGAGTAGGGGGTGAGTGAAGTTCTGACAGCTGAGCAAGAGCCGCTGCGACCTGTGGAAGGGTTGGCGACTGTCCGAAGTGCCCGGGACTGCATCCGTCCAGAGGATATTGTCGCATACATTCTGGACAATCCGATGGCACAGCCGGAGGCAATTGCGGCGCATTTCAAGCAGCGCCCCGCCTGGCTCATGATGATTCTGGCCTCAGACAAGTTCCAGCGAGCCCTCGATCCCTACAGGGACTTGGTGGCGAACCCTCTTTACACTGCTACGATGGAGGAGAGGCTGCGAGCGCTGGCGCTGAAGGGCATGGACGTTATTCAAACTCGGCTGGAGTCCAAAGAAGTCAGTGACCTCCTGGTGCTGAAGGCTACGGAGATTGGGATTAAGGGACTGGGGCTTGGCCAGCCAAAGGATGACGCGGAAAAGCCTGTAGGGAATGTGGAAAGTCTGGCTGAACGGCTGGTGAACGCCCTCAATCACCAGAGAAGCAATATTCATGTTGCTGATGGGCGCGGTAGCGCCCATGTCACAATTGAAGCTGAAGTTGTAGAGGCCCGCAATGGCGGTTAAACTCACCGCAGACCTGATGGAGGCGTTCTCTACTGCCTTCCTCAGCCAACGGTTCGATGCTGCCAAGCCCACCCCAGAGTTCCACCGCGAGGGCTGGGAGTTGTACACCAGTGATGCCTTGCAGGCAGGGATCATAGCACCACGGGGACACGCAAAGAGCACAGCCTTCACCCATGTGTTCGTACTCGCTACTGCCCTTTTCCGTGTAGAAGACTACATTATACTGATCTCCACGAATGAAGAGCTGGCGATTGAGCACTTGGGGGACATCTCCCTGGAACTCACTGACAATGAAGACCTGATTAAGGAGTTCCAGATCAAGGGCATGGTGACAAACTCCAAAACTGAGATCATTGTTGAAATGCAGGATGGGTATCAGTTCCGTATCCTCGCCAGGGGCAGTGGGCAGAAGATGCGTGGCCGGAAATGGCATGGGAAGCGGCCGGGACTGATAGTCTGCGATGACCTGGAAGACGATGAGCAGGTGGAGAACAAAGAACGCAGGAATAAATTCAGCCGATGGGTGTTCCGGGCAGTGAAGCCTGCGCTGAGGCCTGGGGGGAAGCTGCGGATTCATGGAACTGTGCTGCATGAGGACTCACTACTGGCGAGATTTAAGAAAGACCCGCAATGGAAAATGCTGTTCTACAGAGCACACAAGTCTTTTGATGATTTCAGCGAGATTCTTTGGCCAGAGCGATTCTCTGAGGCAGACCTTCGAGAGATCCGCCAGGGGTTCATCGAGCAGTTCGACAGTTCCGGGTACAGCCAAGAGTATCTGAATGACCCGTTTGACAACGACTCTGCGTACCTGCACAAGGAAGATTTCCTGGAGATGGGGAAAGAGGACTGGAACACACCAGTGAAAATCTGTGTCGGGATTGACTTCGCAATCTCCAAGAAGGACAAGGCCAACAGGACTTCAATGACCGTGGCTGGGCAGACAGGTGATAACATACTTCACTTCATCGACCAGCGTGTGGGACGGTGGGATACCCCAGAAATCATGGACATGATGTTTGCGATCCAGGAGATGCATGACCCTCACACATTCTTTGTGGAAGATGGAATGATCTGGAAAGCCATCTGGCCGATGTTTGAAAAGGAAATGCAGCAACGGGGAGTGTATCTGAATATCGTGGCCGTTTCCCCCATGAAGGACAAGGCGACGAAGG